AACTACCGATGCATCATATCCAGTCAAAATAATTCCGTCCAAATGGCTACGGAATGTCAAAGTAATTTCTGGCTCGGTTCAGAGTATCAGAAAATTCAAGGTCGCAGGTAGCAAAGGCGAGTATATCGTAACGCAAAACGGCAAGCATTACTCCTGCACCTGCATCGGCTTCAAATACCACGGAAAATGCAAGCACATAACCGCTGTTGCTAAAATGTAACACCATGCTTGCAAAATATTCTGGCTTGTGTTATACTGACTTATGTTTGTTAATTAGGAGTTTATATGAACGAATGGGATCGTGACAATCTAAATTTTTTGTCGAGTTGCTCTCGGGCAGAATTGTTTGATGCGGCTAAAGAAATGGACATTGAAGACTTAAATTATGCAATAAAATTACTTCGGATTGGTCGTTCCGAATTGATGGTTCAAGAAATGGAACAATGCTTGGACTATGTTGAAGACCTGACGGTAGCTAAAAATTTGTTGAATAAAATTAAGGGATAATATGGATCAGTTTACACTAATGGCAGAAACACTCACGGGTTACAATTACAAGTTTGTCCGAAATTACGTTATGGAAGATGAAGAAGCCACCAATGAATCGTTAGCATTGGTTGAGAGTACCTTACTTCATGGTTATACAATCACGGATTGTACCGAATATAAAACCACAATGAAACGAGTGACCGAAAGGAAAAGTAATGCGTGAATTTTCTTATTTCCTTGAAGCCTGGAAATTCTGTATTCAGAATAAAATTCCTACAACGACAATCCAAAGAAAGAGTTGGAAGGCTTGGACAGTTAACGTAAATTCAGGATTTGAATTAGCATGATGTTCTATGTTAACTTGGGCAAGAGCAAGCGCAAAAACAAAACCAAAAAAGAATTGGCCGAGTATGATGCTTGGCTAAAAAGTGTCAATAGCATGACTACCAATTTTTCTCCTAAGAAAACAAAAGTGATACAAGAAAATAAATTTCCCAAGTTGACTATTCCTGCGGATCGTGATTCCAAAAAGTATCCCAGCAAGGTGACTCCCGGCGGTTCTGCAACAAAGCCAATTCATGGTAAAGTGTACACTGGTACCGAAATGAAAGGTATCGGCACTTTACATAAAAGCAATGCGGTGCCAATTTTCTCCACTCAGGAAGCAATTGACCAAGCAAACATGAGGCGTTAAGATGGAAGTATTCATTTCCACAAGTAGTATATTTGTTTTAGGATTATTCTTCGGCGCACTATTGGGCCGACTTGTAACCTTTAGTATTCTAGCCGCTGGCTGTGTGGTAATGTTAATACTTAGGTACTAATGTTGTATTTCTGCGACAACCTCAAAAAATGCTTGACATTATTGCCAGTCCTGTTATACTATATTCATAGATTGATAGAAAGACGTTGAAAATGAAATTGCTCTCCACCGGTAATCCTAAAGTACTCAAAGGCATGGCTCAAGGATATAACACTTATATCTTACATTTAGCCCCGGCTGATTTGTCGGGTTATGAAACATGTCCCAAGCGCACCCTCGGTTGCACCGCGGCGTGTCTCAATACCGCTGGTCGTGGTGGCATGTTCAAGCGTGGCGAGAATACCAACGTTATTCAACAAGCCCGCATCCGCAAAACAAAAATGTTTTTTGAGAACCGCGTAGAATTTATGACTACACTTGTTAAAGATATAGAGTTGGGTATCAAGCAAAGCAAAAAAATGGAATTGGTGCCTGTCTTCCGCTTGAACGGCACATCCGATTTGTCTTGGGAAAAATACGAGGTTGTTCGCAACGGTAAATTGTTCCGTAACATTTTTACCGCTTTTCCAGAAGTCCAATTTTACGATTACACCAAGGTGCTTGGTCGTAAAGTTAAAGAGTATTCAAATTATCAATTGACGTTTTCAGCCGCGGACGGTAACGATTCCGATGTGTTGAGGGCTATGAATGAAGGTTTGAATGTTGCGGTAGTCTTCGGTATCAAAAAAACATTGCCGATGCCTGTTGATTACCTCAGCCGCCCAGTCTTTAATGGCGATGAATCCGACTTGCGTTTCCTTGATCCCAAGGGTGTGATTGTCGGTCTCTATGCTAAAGGCAAAGCAAAAAAGGATACTACCGGGTTTGTTAAGTATCCTACCATCATGTTGCAAAAAGCCGCATGATTACCAGCCATCTGGTTGACAGATGGCAATTTTTATTGTATAATGTATTTTCTTAAATTAAATGGAGTTTATTATGACTAAAGCTAAAAATGTTAAATTGGTGCCAGTTCGTCTGAAAGCATGGGAGCCAATCTTCCAATTGCTTATGACTGGTGATGCGGTTAAAAAAGATGTGTTTGTGAATTTGCTCGGCGATGCCTTGAAATATAAATTGTCGGCTCACATCCTTGAAATTAAAATTCGGAGTGAGGCCGTTATCCGTGTCGTGAAAGATGGTCGTAAAGTTGAATCGTATCAACTTATGAATCCAACATCCGACGGTGTTGTTAAATATTGGCGTGACCGCGGTATCGTTCTTGATGCTGTGAAAACGCTAAAAGATTTGCAAGCAAAGCCTGCAAAAGAAACCGAAGTCCTTACTGTGACTGAGGTTACCGAGCCTTCTACTACGGCTTAAGTTAAAAACTTCTAAAGTTTAGCCTGGGTGCAATGCTCAGGTTTTTTTCTATGGAGAATCGGAATGTGGAAATTATGGGCTAAAGCATTAGGCGAAAAAGCTGGAGAAGATAACAAAGAAGCCGATAAAATTGCTTGCATTCGGTCGCTGATTGTGTTATCATACGTCATCACTAACATTTTTATTATAGCAGGCGTAATTCGCCATTGGTAACACATGAATATTTTTTACCTTGACCACGATGTTTACAAATGTGCTGAAATGCACAATGACAAACATACCGTTAAAATGATCCTTGAATATGCTCAATTACTTTCTACCGCTCACCGTGTATTAGATGGTGAACAAACTCCTTGGTTTACTACTGCGGCAGGTAGAAAAAAAAGAGAATGGATGTTATATGATGACCGGCAAAATATATTATATGCCGCCACTCACACCAACCATCCTTCCGCTGTTTGGGCAAGACAATCGCCCGAGAATTATATTTGGTTATCAAATTTGCTGGTTGCTTTGTGTGAAGAATACACACATCGGTATGGCAAAACGCATAAAGTAGAACGTGATGGTCTTTGTTTTGTTTTACTAAAAAACGTTCCCACAAATATCGGTAACAAAGGCTGGTCTGAGCCTACTCCAGCTATGCCCGATGAAGTGAAAATTCCCGGTGATTCTATCGCATCATATCGGAATTATTACATAAACAACAAGTCCCATCTAGCAAATTGGAAAAAACGCAGTATCCCTCAGTGGTACTCTACTATATAAGAGTGTAACATGCCTACATATAATTTCTTGAACAATGAAACTGGTGAAGAATTTGAAGCGTTTATGAAAATTTCTGAACGTGAAGAATATCTGAAAACCAACCCACAGATTCAATCTGTGATGACTGCACCTGCGATTGTGTCGGGCGTGTCTACATCAAAACAAAACCGTGTTCCCGATGGGTTCAAAGAGGTTCTTTCAAAAATCTCTGAGGGTCATCCTGCTAGTGCAGTTGCGGATAAGCACGGAAGAAAATCCATTAAACAAGCCAGAACCGAACAGGTGATTAAAAAACACACAAAGGGATAATGGCATCAAAAATATAGAGGGTCTTCATGGCAAGAAAAGCAAATACGAGAATTAGACTTGTTGATGAATCTGATGTACATTTAAAACCAACGAATGCACTAAAAATCAGAATAGATGATTTAAAGACTTTTGACCCACTAACAAACAATCAAAAATTATTTTTTGATGCATATAAGAGGGGCGATTATTTTGTAGCATTGCATGGTGTAGCAGGAACAGGTAAAACATTTTGTGCATTGTACAAAGCACTAGAAGAAGTTTTAGATAAGAGTAATCCATTTCACAAAATTATTATTGTCCGTTCAGCGGTACAATCAAGAGATATGGGTCACTTACCTGGCGATGTTGCAGAGAAGATGGAAATCTATCAGCAACCATACCAACAAATTTGTCACACTTTGTTTGGTCGCAAAGATGCGTATCAAAGACTTGAAGAACAGGGATATGTTGAATTCATTTCAACATCATTCATTCGTGGTATGTCATTTGATGATGCAATTATTATCGTTGATGAAATGCAAAATTTGACCTTTGAAGAAATTGATACTGTTATGACCCGTGTTGGTTATCGCTCAAAGATTATTTGGTGTGGTGACTATCGCCAAACAGACTTGAACAAAAAGAAAAATGATATGAGTGGTATTTTAAAATTCTTTGATATTGCAATGCACATGAATGCATTCACTAGAATTGAATTTACCGCAGATGACATTGTTCGGTCATCACTTGTGAAAGATTATATCCTTGCTAAAATGCAACATGAGGATTCAACCAATTAAATTATGTTTACCTATTGCCCACCAAAAGAACTTGCGGATTTAAAATCAGAAACACTAGAGAACGGAAGATTTTATGTAACGCCCGATGGTAAGAGATTGCCATCGGTAACAACCGTCTTGGGTGCAATGGGTAAGAAAGCTATTTACGAATGGCGACAACGTGTCGGTGCAGAGGAAGCAAATCGTATTTCACGGATTGCTTCTGGTCGCGGTACACGTATGCATACGCTATGTGAAAAGTATTTGAACAATCAAGAGTTGGGTAAGCCAATGCCTGATGCGTTGGAACTATTTAAAAAGGTACAACCATATCTAAATAAAATTAACAACATTCACTATCAAGAATGTGCATTGTGGTCAACCAAACTTGGCATGGCTGGGCGTGTAGATTGTATTGCGGAATATGATGGTGTTCTATCTGTCATTGATTTTAAAACATCCAGCAGAGTGAAAACTGCGGAAGATATTCCTGCATATTTTGCTCAATGTACCGCTTATGCATTGATGTATGAAGAATTGATTGGTGTAAGAATTGACCAAATAGTTGTTATCATGGCTGTACAGGAAGATAACCCAATCATCTTTATTGAACCAATGAGAAAACATATAAATACTTTACTAGAGTACATTAGTTTTTATCGTGAAAAAAACAATTATTACCTGACAAACTAGTTTTGTTGTGTTATAATTAGTGTTATTGCTGTATGAAGCAAAGAGAAAAGTGTCCTGGACGGGGGTGCGAATCCCCCCACCTCCACCATAAGGATTTAAGTGGATAATAAACTTAAAGAATTGCAGGAAAACTTAGCTAAAGATTTAGTTAAGTGTGAAGCCCGTGAGGGAATAACATTGACTGAAGAAAATTTAGAAAAGATTTCCGATGCTTATTCAAAAGTTTATGATATCATTACTGAGATAAAATCTTTATGATGGGGGTGACCTAGATTCGACAGGGCAACAAGTACATGCGTGGACAGCACGGTAGGCGATGACCGTTAATCAAGCAAAAAACGTAAATGCAAATGACGAAAGTTTTGCTTTAGCCGCCTAAACTCGGCTTAGGGTTTCGGTAGGTTTCCTCGTAACAGAATAACCTACCAATTTATTAACAAGGAGTTTTATTTTGAAGAAAATCGCAATCGCAAGTTTAATTGCAATCGCTGGTTCTGTACAAGCCGGTGGTTTTGTTTCGTATGGTGTTGACCAAGTTACTGACCGTGTAAGTAACAAACAAAGTATCGCACAGTATGTCCGTGCCGGTACCACATTAGGTGGTTTCAATCTTGGATTACAAAATCGTAATGCACGTACTAATGACAATCAATCTATGTTTAATAGTTTGGAACTTACTGCAGGTAAAACAGTTTTCGGTATCAGCCCATTCGTTGGCGTTGGTTTTGATAATGGCGGTGCTGGTGCAAAGCCATATGAGTATGGTCTAGTTGGCGCAAACGCTGGAGTTAAAGTTGGTCCTGGTTATGCCATGGCTGGTGCTAAGACCCGTGTAAATTGGGATAGCGCAAATCCAAAACAATCTGTAGTATTTGCTAGTTACGACATGCCAGTCATCAGCAAAGTATCTGTTGGTGTTGGTGTTAGCCAAAGCTATCAAGACATTCAGGATCGTGCAGTTGGACTTACAGTCTCAGTAGGATTCTAATATAAGAGTTTGTTAGTTCTCAATAAAAAACTAACACACACTAACACACAGGAGAAAAACTATGTCAAACATGACACCTTTTGAGATACGCCTTGACCTACTAAAAATGGCACAAGGAATGCTATCAGATGATTATTATGGTAAGCGTGAACAAATCAGCAATGATTGGTCCATGCAATGTGAATCTGCAAAAATCAAAGGCGAGACACCGCCAGCACACCCAGGCTTTCCGCCTTATCCCTCCGAAACAGAAATTATAGCCAAAGCACAAGTGCTTAATGGTTTCGTTTCTCTTAGTGGTTTCGTTTCTAATGTTTCTATAGAAACTCCAAAAGTCTCTAAGAAATCGTAATTGGAGGTATGCCAGTTATCTGGCATTCACACACAGAAAGGAAACAGATGCGAAGTAAACCTATACTTTTGAGTATAATTTTCTCATCAATAATTTTGTCATTATCATTAGTGAATGTTGATACACATAACATTCTACCGATGAAGTCAACATTCAATGCACTCACTACGGATGCAAAAAAACAAGTAACATGCCTAGCCGAAAATATTTATTTTGAAGCCGCGCATGAACCAAACGAAGGTAAGAAAGCGGTAGCATTCGTAACCTTCAACCGAGTACAGTCTGGATATGCGAATGACATATGCGGAGTTGTAAAGCAAAAGACTGGTAACACTTGCCAATTTTCTTGGTATTGTGACAGCACATTTACCAGTAAGACATTGACAATCAAGAACACTTTGTTGTATAATGAGATTTTAGAGTTATCAACAAACCTTTTCTTGAATTTTGAAAGAATGACCGATGTAACAAACGGTGCAACTTATTACCATGCTGATTATGTAAATCCAGGTTGGACAAAACTAAAAAGGGAGAAACAAATTGGCAGGCATATTTTCTACAAGAGTAAAGGCGACAAAATTGACAGAAACAAAGGAATCATTTAAAATGAACAATAACTTAATTACGGTGTGTGTATCGGCAACAATAGTTTGTTGTACGTTTATTGTAAGTATCTTCATGTATAATATAAATGACAGAAACAACATGGCAAAAAACATTGAAGCGGCTATTGCCAAAGGTGTTGATCCAATTTCTGTTAAGTGTGCATATGAAACAAACATGAATGCAATCTGTATAACTTACGCAGCCACGGTTAGAAAATGAGTGAAGTAGATAAAATTTTTAGAGAATTGAAACTCGCCGCATCACAAATCGGCGAAGGTGCACCCAGGAAATATCGTATTTCTAAATCAAAAGGAAAACGGAGAAAACGTGCATTGAAATCATGGACTTATGACGCAATGGATATGAATATGAATGAAATGAAAACAGGTATAAACGATAAATTTTTTGTTGGTGCATCTGATTACAGCGATTGGCTGTACATGCAAATGATTGATGCTCGGTCAGAAAAGAAAATATCAACACACAATTCTGAATTGAAGTTGCATGGCAATCGTCAAAAGTGGAAAGAATTTATTGAAGAAGAATTTGAGGGTGACCACATTCTTCAATTCACAAGTTCTAGTGGTCTTATCATCACCGAAGGATTGAATTTCATTCGCTATGATGTGAATTCTAATTCAATTACCACACAGACTTATGGTGATAAAATCTTCATTGAAAATGTTGAAGACATGTTTCTAAGACATTTTGAAGAAGTTACCTCATACATTGAATGGGTGTATGGTGCAAATGGTGATAGCGTTAATGTTCCTTTGAATGCGGATCGTTTGCCTGTTGATGAAATGTATCCGTTTCTCAAAGAACCATTGACCGACTATTATGACCGTTATCTGGAATCTAATGCCAACATTCTTTTGTTGATTGGACCACCAGGAACTGGCAAGACAACTTTCATTCGTGGTCTTCTTGCACACAGTAACTCCTCTGCTATTGTGACATATGATGCCGCAATTCTGGAGAAAGATTATCTGTTCGCACGATTCATTGAAGATGAAACTGGTGTGATGGTGCTTGAAGATTCTGATAACTTCCTGAAAGCACGGAGTGATGGTAACACCATGATGCATCGTTTCCTAAACGTTGGTGATGGTCTTGTTACTACAAAAGGTAAGAAGTTGATTTTCTCAACTAACTTGCCAAGTATCCGTGACATTGATCCTGCGTTGATTCGCCCTGGTCGTTGTTTTGATATCGTTTCTTTTGATGCATTGAAACAAAAAGAAGCCGAAGCACTGGCTAAGAAAATTGGTGTTAAGTTGGATGGTAAGCGTGAAAGCTGGACTATCGCAGAAGTGTTCAACAAACAGATTGAACAAAGTACCAACAAAACAGTTGGTAGCAAAATGGGTTTCGTTTAAGGAGTATATTATGGCTGTAAAACAATTTAGTATTAATCAAATCTCTAGTGAAGCTGACCGCAAGAAATTGCTTGATGCTATGAAAGAGTGTTCCAATTCTATGATTCGCATGGAAGGCGAAAAAGACTTTATTAAGGAAGCAATCAAAGAAATTTGTGATGACTTGAAGTTGCCTAAGAATATTGTGAATCGTCTAGTTAAAGTTTACCACAAACAAAACTATGATGAAGAAGTTGCTGTGCATGAACAATTTGAACAGTTGTATGAAACGATTGTAAAATAATGCCAACAAAAGATGAAATGTATAAGTTTCAGGAAGAGATTGAAAAACTCGTACTAGAAACCGACTACAACTATATGGAAGCAATCATTGAGTATTGTAATCAGACTGGCATGGAGATTGAATTAGCATCCAGTTTGGTAAACAAAGACTTGAAGTCAAAAGTGGAAATTGATGCACAAGAACTCAATATGTTACCGAAAACACGTAGACTTCCTATTTGATTTGTGATATAATTATAGCATGACTGGTTATGAAGCATTCACTCTCTATCACGTACTAAAATTGCATTTCACCTCTGGGTATGACTATTTCAAGTACAATGGTAAAACAAATATCACCATAGAGACATTTGAGAAAAGAAAAGACAAGTACCATTTCTACAAGTTATCCCGCAAGTTTAACAATCGTAAAAATGACTACATTGATTTTGTTATCTCAAATTTTCTACACAATGATAATTGTTGGGCAGGCACTTTGCTTGAAGATGGATCCGATGAAGTCAACATACGGCGTTTAGCTATCATTCAAGCATTGAGTTACAACTTCCAAAATGATTGTTCGGTGATTGGTGAGAGTGGTAGCATAAACGATTTATTAAAAACTGACGGTGAGTATCCAGAGTTATTGACGATGGCTTTGCAAAAAGTTATTCAGACTGAAACTTTGTGCATACTCAATTCAATGATGAATTTTCTTCCTATGTGGCAAAGAAAAATCTCAGATGACATTCGCTGGCCATTACTATACAGAAAATGGACAAAATATTCTCCGTTTTTGAGTTTTGATAAAAACAAGTTTCGTGAAATAGCATTGAAAGAATTGAAATGATAGAAAAGATTTATTTGGATATGGATGGTGTTCTTTGCAACTTTGAACGCCGGTACTTTCAGTTATACAATGAACTCCCAGGTTCAATGCGTGACAGGAAAGATTTTAATTTACATTGGGACCACTTCATTGAGAACAAGCAATTTGAAACATTGGAATGGTATCCTGGTGGAAAACAATTGGTAGATTTTTGCTTCAAAACAAAACTACCGATTGAGTTGTTGACTTCATCTGGTGGACAAAAACACCATAAAGAAGTTGAACGACAAAAAATTGTTTGGTTAGCAAACAATGGTCTTGGCAAACTAAAGGCGAACGTTGTTCCCGGTCGTAAGCACAAGGCTGAGTATGCTACACCAAACACTATTCTTATTGATGATACACAAGATATTATTCAGTCGTTTAATGCGGCAGGTGGTATTGGTATTCTTCACAAAGAAATTGGTAATACTTTAATGATGTTAGAAGACCGCATTGAAAGTGTGCTAAATACATGATACAATGAATCATGTGGATAATTTTATACAACGCATACAATTTATACAAAGGAAAATAATATGTCTTTCGCTAATCTAAAACGCAACCGCGACAGCCTTGATAAACTCACAAAGGCTATTGAGACCACCACACAAACTGCTGAGGCTGGCTCTAAAGATGATACCCGATTCTGGGCTCCAACTGTAGATAAATCTGGTAACGGCATGGCTGTTATTCGTTTTCTGCCAGCACCTTCCATTGATGGTGATGATGGACTTCCATGGGTACGCCGTTTTGACCACGGCTTTCAAGGACCAGGCGGATGGTTCATTGATAACTGTTTGACTACAGTTGGTGATAAGTGTCCCGTTTGTGAACACAACTCTACATTGTGGAATTCTGGTGTTGAAGCAAACAAAGAAATCGTTCGTAAACAAAAGCGCCGCTTGAGTTACGTTGCGAATATCTATGTTATCTCTGACCCAAGCAATCCCGAAAATGAAGGTACTGTTCGCTTATATAAATTCGGAAAGAAAATCTTTGATAAGATTTCCGAAGTGATGAATCCTGAGTTTCCTGATGAAACACCTTTGAACCCATTTGACTTGTGGGAAGGTGCTAACTTCAAATTGAAGATTCGTAATGTTGAGGGATATCGCAACTACGACAAATCAGAATTTGCTGATAAGTCTGCATTGCTTGATGGTGATGATGCTAAACTTGAAGAAGTTTACACCAAAGAACATTCTTTGAAAGATTTTACGGACAAGAAACATTTCAAACCATATGAACAACTTAAGGCTCGCCTTGACAAGGTTCTAGGTTTTGAAGGTGACGCTGTTCCTAATATTCGTGCAGAAGATGTTGAATTGCCAGCAACAGTTACAAGAGCGAAGGCTCCTGTGTCTACTACTGTAGATGATGACTTGGATTACTTCAAGTCGTTAGCTGAACAATAAACTAAACTTTCTCAGAACTTAGTTTGCCCCGCCTAGTGCGGGGTTTTTATATTGGTCTTACGCCTGCGGCTGCTTGAAAGAACAACTCTAAGGCATCAATATTTGTAGCAGCCGCAACTGTTTGTGGTGCCGCACTTGATCCGCTATTATTGATTGTTTGTGGCGCACTAAATGCAATAACAGGAGGCTGTGAAGACGATTCTCTCATTGAAGAAGCTATTGCGGTGCTTGCTTGATTTAGTACTCCGCCAGATAATGCGGTTTGTATTTGTTCGGTTGAAATGGATGCTTTGTTGTTTCCTTTTCCATCATAATATGAACTACCAGTATATGGATTCGCTATAGAAGCGAATTCTTGTGATAGTGCATATTGTTGTTTTATAGGATCTAATCCGCCTTGCTTTAATCTTTTATCAATTAATGTTTGTGCTAATTTATCTTGTGTGCCTTTATCAAACACATCATTCAACGTAAGTCCAGTATTTCCATATGCACCAGACATTAATCCGCTAAGAGTTTTTGGAATTATTTGATATCTTCCTGCCGCAAAAAGTTTTCCTTCGCTTTGTAATTGCATAACTTCACCAATTCTCATGTTGGAAAGACCCGGCATTCCACCTGGAGTATCTCCAGCTTTTCCTTTATTGGCGGCATCATATCCCATTTTTCCAGCTTCACCTCCAGCAATAATATCTAATAGATTTGCTTTAGAGGGAGAACTGCTTGAATTGCCACTTGCTTGTGCCGCATCTGCCATCATACCTAAACGCACTTGTTCATCACTCTTAACTGGAGTTGGAGATTTTGATTCAGTAACATCCTCTTTCATAACTTCATCATAAAGACCTCCTTCACCAAAAATAAGTTTATATATTTCAATTAAATCATTTATAGCCCATATTGCTCCACCAACTGCGAATACGAGACTAAGACCAAAAGTCATCGGCGCGGCTGCAATTGATGTTCCTATTGCAACTACTCTTAACATAGCCGCTTCACCAACTCTCTTTAATAATTTTGACTTGAATACATTCATCAATTTTGGATTGTTGGAAAGTTTTGTAAAAAATGCTTTAACCTTTTCATACATGGTTTTATTTTTTACCATTTCTCTTTTTTCGCCAACACTTCCATAAGATGTTAATGGTTTACCTTCAGGAATTTTTGTCATAGGAGAAGGTGCTGTTGGCATAGGCGCTTTATACATTCCTGCAATTGTTTTAGCGCCGCGGTATGCTGTATAACCTGCCAATCCGCCCTCAACTGCTTTATAACCCACTTTGTTGCCAATATCAATACCTCCTGCTCTTGGACCATCTGGATCAACATTACTTCCAGAAGGATTTGGAACTCCAGCATTTTTTAATTGTTCATTAATAAATGTTCCTATTTCATCTCTGAAGGAATAAGCTAAAGCTAAAACGGCGGCGGGTCCACCCATCATAAGTAAGTTTCTTCCATTTGAAGATGGTGTTTTACCTCCAGCAGGAGGTTTACCTCCAGCAGTACCACCTCCACCGCCTAAGGCTTTGCCCAGTGAAGCAACACTCAATACATTACCTAAAGTTTCAATGGCGGTCTTAATTACTGCGCCTAAATTTTGAATAGATGCTGTAATTATTCCACCAAGTTCCGTTACCAGTTTTGTTCCTAGTGTCAGTATTGCTACAGATATTGCTCCGACAGCCTTTACCAACGTGGACAATAATCCGCCACTGTCTTCTTTCTTTGGGACAGCACTTATTGCAACAGGAGAAACACTTTTACTACCACCACTTTTTCCAAATTGACTTTCATATGCAGATTCTCTTGCGGCGGCATCTTTGAAGAACATATCTGATCCTCTTGATGCTTTTCCGCCACCCATTGTTACCAATTTCATAATGTTTTGTCGCATGACATTCATGTCTCTGGCCATTGCATTACTATTCATTGTATTTTTTGCAATGATAGAAAGTTGTGCTTCTTGATTTTTGCTGGAAATAATTAAAGCATTTAATGCTTGTGATTGCATTCCACTATCGCCGAGCGATTTGCCAGAAGATGATTTATTTAATGCAGAATATCCTTTACCGAATATTTTTTGACCAATAGCAGAAGTTATGCCTGAGCCACCAAACAGAATGTTTCTTGGATCAAGACGTTCCTTTGACCGCTTAAACATAGTAGAACCCAAAGAGGATAAAACTCCTTTGCCCTTTAGTTCTTGTTTATAAACATCCGTAAAAGTTGCCATTTTTATCTTTTCTTATTCTGCATTTGCTGTTTTATTTTTTCATTTTCTTCTTCAATATACCGCATCAACATGGTAACATATAAACTCTTTTCCCAAGGTACCAAAGATTCTATGTCACTTAAAGAATATTTATGATGTTGCATCAAAGCAAAGTTTGTTTGGTAATGATTGGTTAGACTATCATGTCTAAAAGTTACACGAAAAAACTTTGTACTCCCTCCAACACCACTTCTTCCTGATACTCACACTTATTGCATTTGAAGTTGAGTGTCTTTTTCATTTTAGGAATAGTTTCAAAAAAATCCTGTATTTTTTGGAATTGGTCTCTAGTTAAACTATCCACAAAATCAATTAATTCTGTTTCAGAAGCATCCTTAGCATAATATAAAGTTTCTTCATCGTAGATGTAATCTATACAGTTGGTAACCATTTTTTGTATGGCTTCTGTTTCAGACTGCGTATCCATTTTTTCCATAATTTTGAAATCTGGATATTTCATCATTACACCAAGTTTTGGAGTTAGTTGAATTTTTTGTGAATGATTTTCATTCTCCTCAGGTTCAACTTCCAGTGCATTGAAACTCAATTTAATGATGTTGTTGCACTTCTTTTCGTTTCCTTCATCATCTTTAACATCGTTATTGCATTTGTATTGTAAATCAATTATCTCACCAATAGACCTCGCTCTCAATTGCAAGAACATATATTCCAAGTCTAGTATGGGCAAATCATCAACATTGATATTTTCCACACAGCAGTTTGTCACAATCTGCTTAATTGCTAAAAGAATGGATTTTTCATCCTCAGATTCCATAGCCATCAAAAGAATCTTTTCTTCTTTAACCAAGAATGGTCTAATCTTTACTTTCTTTTTTAATAATGGTAAAGTAATTTCATACAAAGGCACATCAATTTTAGGTAACATATAATCTCCAAATAATTAAAATATTCTTCTCACAGCTTCAGCCGTTCCTCTAATTTGTGATTGTAGAATTTGAGAAACTGGCACTCCTGCAACAGAAGAACCAAGAAGTGCAGCCGCAGCCGCACCAAGGTCATAGTCGCCTTCATAAATTGTTTTAAATTTTTGATAAGCAAAATTGACAGTCAATCTATGAAAGCCATCATCCGACCAAGCTAATGGTTGCGCTGAGATTCCAATAGGAAAAGCGTCAAATAATTCTACTGCATAAATCTGTTTAATAAAATCATCATACTGAACAATTTTAATGTTTGTCATGTAGTATGTTTCTTTGCCCTTAGGAAATCTAGCATTGTTTGTGTCGTTAGGTACGATTGCTTCTAGCCAACGGTCAAATAGCTTTCTCTCATAGAATTCGTTTGTGCAAATCCAAGTCAATTGTATTCCGTCATCATATTGTGCTTTGTATGGAACTTTGAAACTTGGACCATAAATTTCAACATCACTAGTTTGTAGAGTTTTTCCAGGTAATGAAGCACTCTCACATTGAAGTGCTAGATATCTAGAAATAGATGAATTGTAAGAACGGGTTTGTTCTCCGCCAAGTACTCTTGCGGTAACATCAGAGAAAATTGAGTTTGGCAGATTTAAGATTTGTTCAAGCAAACCATTCTCAACAAACTTGCTAATGTATTGTGGTATTGGTAATATAACTTGGAAACGACTTGGACGGGCTAAGCCCTCTTTAGCCTTTATGTTGGCTAAAAATAATTGGGGTAAAAATGACATTAGAATTTTTTCCTAGAATCGGCCCAGACTTTGTTCTTTGTTGCCTTTTCAAATTGTTCAACCGGTAATAGGGCGGCAATGTCCCATTCATCAGCTGGAATTTCAACAAATCTAGATTGCACATGAGAACCTAGATATCGCTTGATGCAAGGTGTCGCCTCATACGCTTTTGAGAATGCAGCCAGCATTTGATAATTTAATCTTAGCTTGGTTTGTGCATCAAAGCGATTATCGGTGGCATGTTCGCTCAATTTATCCAAAAGAATGATACGTTGCTTTGGGTGAATGTAATGTAAATTCAGCCCTAGAAAACCGTCTGGGTATAGTTGTATTGGTAGAACCAATGGGAACTTGTCGTAATATGGCAACTTATCCTTCGTTTTCGGATCATAATAAAAATAGTACATGTGACCAATAAAATGTGAGGTTGTCTGTCTCTCACGGTCCTGCATTAATTTCTGAGGCGTTGGTTTTAAATCGCCAATCTTTGAACGCAACCAATCACGGGCTTGTCTACTACGAGCCGTATAACCAGTCTTTTGCAACTGCTGATTGATTCTGTCCATTAAGTAAGCCATAAATGTATTTATTACGGTTTAAATGCCTAAATCTTTTTCCGTAACTATTTTAAATTGCCAGCCGTGTGCGTGACAGAATTCATCGGCTGCTTTCCACTTCATTTGATTGACAACATATGTGATGGATTCTCTTAGAAAATTCTTGGTCTTACGCTTTTGTGTTGGTTTTTTGGTCTGGGCTTCTGGTTTTACCTCAACTACATAAGTCATAATGGTATCATCTTTTCTTTTGACTTTGATGATGAAATCTGGAAAGTAACGATGCATTCGTTTGTCAACTGGACTGTAGTAGGGAATAGCCAATTCTTCCGATGACCACCAGATGATGTTCGGATTATCGTCAAACCACTTCATACAACGCAATTCCCAGGATGACCTATAGATTATGTTATCTGGATTGCCGTTATATTTTTTCGGGTTTTGTGGGGTAAACTTACCTTTGTAAGAATTAGTTCCATAAGACATATAAATATGTAGTAAAACTTCAGGATCAACATGGCACTTTTCACCTTATCCGA